ATTCAATCCATACTTCTCACCGCACTCAGCATTTTGCCATTTATCTTCCACCCAAAAATATCCACTATCTTTATATAGTGGCATACTTAATACGTCATCTTTATCTTGTCCTGTGTCTAGAAAGTGGAACTTACTAAACGTAGTGTTGCCAAATAGTTTTTGCAGATTCCATATACGCATGTCTTGTGCGTTTTGGCTCTTAGTCAAAGATGTTACTACAATAAAGATGAATCCTAGTTCTTCATGTATTCTTCTAACATATTTAACTGCATCTCTTAGAGGTGCTAGATAACCAATGTCTGCATTTTCATTAAACATCTTGACCAGATGTTTCTTCTCATCCATGTCTAATCCATATTTCTCCGCAATATCATATGTGAGATCCCAATCACCTTGCATCTTATAACCATGACGTATCATCCAATGATGGAATCCTTGCTCCCAATTGAGAAGTACTCCGTCACAGTCGGTTAGTATTATTTTTTCGAAACGTTTCACATTCCACCTCGTTTTTGTGTTAGATCCCAGAACTTTCTTTGCTTATAAAGTTCTATAGTTCTCAGTAATTTCTTAGTCCAATTGTCACGATGTTCTACAAATACGAGAGGATCATCATTATCTACATCCATAACTGTGACTAAGTTTGGAACAGGCATACCCGTTCTTTCCTCCCACATTATTGCATATCCAGATTCTTGAATAAAATAATTTTCAATCCATTCCTTCTTCTTTTTCTTAGCAGATGTTTTGAAATCTATGATAGAAGGAACGCCATCAAATACTCCTACGCAATCAACTCTTCCTGCTACACCTAAGTGTTTACTATATAGCGGAGCTTCAAGAGCGTATATAACTGATAGTCTTTTATCAAGAATTGGTTTTAAGTTTTTAAGAGATTGTACAATATGAGGAGGAAATGTACCTAGGTTTAAATCCTCATTTTTTAAATATCGTTCGATAATATTATGTACAGCAGTACCGCGATTAGAAGCTCTATAAGAAATCTTGTTAGCCACGTCCTCTCCGACTCGTTTTCGCCACGCGGCGATAGAGTCTTCGCTAAGAAGTTTAAGCACTGTAGTGATACTAGGGTAAGAACCATCAGGGGTTTCATATGTTCTTCCTTCCGGCAGTGTGATTGCACTTAGGTCATCATACCCTAGATCAATCTTTTCATGTAAGAACTTCAAATCTTTATACCAAGTTGTCTCAAATATGTTAAACCAGTTCCGCTTGCTAATACACAAATTTTTTGAGGGTGCATCAATGGAAGAGCCGTATTCATGATAGCAATCGTATAAGTTTGCGTGTCATCATTAACAAAGATTTGAATTGAAGCCTGCTCTCCATGTTGCTGACTTGGCATTCTCATCAATGGAAACTCTTGTGTTCTAGCTAAAACTTCTGCAAAGGTTGTTCCGTCTAAGCAGGGGTTATAGAATATTCCTACCGAACCTCCCGGTTTTGGTTTAGGTACGGGTGGAATGTTTTCTTCTTCTTTAAATGGCTCAGGATCTTTTCCTGCTCCTAAGGATTCCTGAGCCGGTACAGGTGAGCAACTTAAAAATAGCAGGAATAAAAAGCTACTCGTTAATTTCAAAATGTGGCGCATCTATAAAGGGCCTCCGTCCCTCGGCGCGACGTGTATCGATATAATCGTTCATCGCGTCTTCCATAGTTCCATCCCATTCTCGGATGTCGGCAATATGCCATGCTGCACCCCAACGAACTGGAACTCCTACATCATCAGCAGCCCATTTCATTGCGTCAGCGATTTCGTCATATACGTTGAGTTCCCAACTTCCTCTTCCGCCTACATAAGCCATCAGGTCAACTGCTAGCCCATCAAGGTGCTTTGACTTCATTGTTTGGGAAGCACCGGATTCGAAAAGTTTCTTTTGTTCTTCAAGAGTTCTTAGTCCTTGAATAACACCAAAATCTACTTCTGTTTCTTGTATAGCGGCTTTGACGACTTCAACTAGTCTATCATCTACTCCGCTTAATCGATCTAAAGATCTGTTTGATAATTTGTACACGTTTCCTCCTAGGATATTTTTAACATTTCTTTTGTCATTATGTAATCTCTGACGAAATCTGACCTCACAATATCGTCCCAACCAAAGTTTATCACAGTAAAGTTCTTTAGCTGTTCTACAATTGCCATAAATTTCATAACACCATTCTTTTCATCATCATGTTTAAAGTCAGTTTGTAGATAATCTCCAGCAAAAATGATTCTACAATTTCTACCTATTCTAGTTATAATAGAATCAAGTTCATGAAAATTTAAGTTTTGCATTTCATCTACCATAATGACACTATTGTCGTATGTCACACCTCTCATAAAGGAAGTTGATTCAAATATCAATTGATTTGCATTTACCATCTTATTGAATGCAGCCGAGTCGCCAAACAACTCAGCAGCAATCGATTTATATGGTGCAGTATAAGTATCTATCTTCTCTTGATAAGTCCCTGGCAAGAAGCCAATCTCTCTTACAGGCACAATAGATCTTACAATAACCATCTGCTCATATATTCTTGGTTTGCTTAATATTTCTTCTAAACCTAGAAACATTCCAAGAAAAGTTTTACCTGTGCCGGCTGAACCACTCAACGCCAAATGATCACCTTCATCCCAAGCTGTTATAGCATATTGCTGATTCTTAGTAAGTGCTTCGAACTCGAGTAAGTCATCTAATCTTACGATCATAGAATTATTCTTAGGAGCGTCGTTGTTTCTTTTTCTACCCATTAGACGTCTATGGTATTTCCAGAACCTGATCCATCTTTAATTCTTTTTAAGTGATCTTTCCAGCCATCAGATGTTTTTGAATTAGCATGTGTATTTCCAACACCTCCTACAATAGCTGGGAACTTAGGGACAATAACAAGATTTTGATCTTTACATGCCTGTTGTGCTTCTTCGTGCGAGCACATTATATCCCACTCCTCATCTCCGTCTTTTTTTCTAACTGTGTAAACTGGCACCTGTATATCCTTTCCACCAAGTTGGAGCTTCCCTTCCCCATTTCCATTCGGCAAAGGGTTTAGCTGCGTGATAGTAATTTCTGTAGGCTGTAACTGGATCACCTTCTACCTTGCAGTCTGGATAATGACTCATGGCTTGAGCGAATTCAGTCAGTGGACCTTCGTTGATATTTATAGGCAAGTTAGAGAGAGCATCGGTAAGTAATTCAATGGTTGCATGCTTTTTATTTCTACGGAAACCGAATTCTTTACCCAAGGCTTGATAATGATAGAAATGCCACCGGTAATTTTGTGCTGATTCCATAGTCCATGTAGTACATGGGTGATGCATGTGAACGGCTTTATATAAGATGTTTTCCATGTATTGATCATCCAAGATCCAATGCTTAACCATTGTTTTCCCAGATTTTGATGGCCTCTTTTCTATCTTACCGTCAAGCATGCGATGTGCTGTAGAAAGCATTTGAGCGCTTTCCACAATCATTTTTGGGATGTGCTTGTCGCACATCATCATTGCTGCTTTAGCAGGATCTTTATCTAGTACAAATATATTCATAACAAATTCTCCTAATCTAATTATACCACAGTCACGTCACAATGTAAACCTTTTTATGAAGCAAATCTCATCGTGTTTTCTCCGTTGATGTGTGATGCTAAGAACTCTTTTTTTATTAAGATCTTTTCCATCAATTCGTGTTTTCCTTTCTTTCTTAACCTAAGAGCATAATGTTCTAATTCTTTTACATCTTGTTGTAGTCTCTCAGTTTGACTTCTTTCCATATTATCTCCTTCCAGAAAGTGCAAACCGTATCCCACCACGAACGATGAAATACGGCTAATGAATTGATTAAGTATTTGATACATCAATTAGTATTAACGCTCCTACTGTTATCCTGCAGAAGCCCTGGAAAAGCACCGTCAACAATTGGTCTTGATAGACCTTTTGGCATGACTTTCTTAACCATGTTAGCAACTAATTCTGCATCTAATGGATGGACGCCTTCTAGTATTCCTAAGAAGATTCTCTCCCTCTTATAGGCAGGCATGTGGTCTCCCTGACCGCCTTTAACAAAATAGATAAATTTTTGATTTTCTTTTTGAAGATGCGCCGGATGACTCTCTTCTGGCGCGGCCCTATATGGTGGATCACCGGCAGGCAAATTCCATTCAACTGTTGTGTCGATTGAACCTCTAAGAATATCTTTTAAGGCCCAAGTTTCATTTTCTTTTAGTACTTGTATTTTCTCTTCCTTCGAACGTTTCTTGTTCATAAGTTCAAGAGTTTCCCAAACAGGCTTAGTCATATTATATAAATTCCTCCACTCTTTCTAATAACATTTTCAATCGTTTTCCTACAAGGTATGGAAACACCTTACCTTTGTTGGACCACGGATCCTGACTGTTAAAATTATTTATAATTTCAGTTTTTACACCAGAAGGAGATTCAGTCAAATCAATCATTTTTTTATTTCTGATGTAGTTTCTATATATAGATTCCCCTAAAGCTTGAGGATCATCAGCTAACAGTTGTTTCTTCTTAGCTGAAAGTGGTGTCTGACGACGCCCCTCGACAAGACACTTGTCATCGGAAAGGACATTTGGGACGCCGTCAGACATATCACCAGAAAGGATAAGATTCATAAGTTGAACCCTGGGATTATCCTCTTTGATGAATTTCTTAGTCATAGGTGAGAACTGATTTACATTATCCAACACCTGCAACTGAGCAAAATCCTTATCAGCAGAGACTATCATTACAGGCTCGTACTGACCGAACTCCTGTGTATTGTAACACAGTTGAGCAATGATATCATCTGCCTCGCATCCTTCAATGTGAAGGACTTTATAAGGAAAGTTTTCTTTTATCTCTTCTCTTACAAGAGAGATAACACGAAAGATTTCATTCCAATCTAAACTGGACTCATCTCGACCTTTCTTACGATTAGCCTTATATTCAGGATATACAGGCTTTCGCCAGTTTCCACCAGCATCAGAACAGATAACCATATCTCCATATTCTTCTCCAAACTTTTGACGATACATTCTTATTGTGTTTAAGATCATGTGTCGTATCAAGTTTTCTTGGATTTCCAGTTTTTGCACCATGATAGATGCAATGGAGATTGCGTTATAGTCAAGTAAAATCATTATGAGATCCGTTGATAGGTTATTTTGGAATGAGAGATTTCAAGTTGGTCACATAATTCCATAATGTAATGTTTGTTATGTGATGCGAATTCACATAGGTGATTTCCGCCGGCGGGATCATTTGTTTTAAATTTTGATAAGACGCAGCCGTGGGTGGTTGCGAATTGTTTGATTAAAGATTTAGATGTATTGTAGTTGATGTTAGTTGAGATTTTGTACATAATATAGAGTCCTTTCCATTAATATAGCTTTATTATACCACAATTGAATAGTATTGTAAAGGACTTTTTTCACTTTTTTATATGTCTTGAATGTATCTTACATCCAATGAATTCATTAAAGTACTCATCACTTAAGAGGACATCGCGTTGAAACTGAATCTTTGCTTCATGGTAAGACATTTCTCCTTTAGTCTTACAAAGAATGAGGATTTCTCGCTTGAACTTATCGGCACCGCGTTCTTCCACCAGTTGACATAACTGAGTTGATGAACCGAAGTATTGTCGCCAATCAGATTCTGTACGCGTGCGTACTCTTCTCTTACGCGTCTTAGTGACGGGGAGGGTCTTAGGTTTCCAGAAATTTTTCTTTCCAATATATTTCTTGCCCGTATCAATCTCTGTTACCTCATAAACGAAGCCTTGATATTCTTCCGGAGTTTCTTCAAACGGTTTGTTTTCATATAACCACATAAGGTTATATATCTACGTTTTTTACCCGTCCGAGTCAAGTTCTCCGGATTGCGCGTCGGCGCCACATAGCGGGCAAAAAGAAGGCTCAAACTCATCTTCACCCTTTATAGTTACTTCTATTTCTGCATCACAAGCGATGCACTCTACCCAGTATTTTACACCGGACATTACTGAATCTCGCAGAAGCCTGCTGCGCAAGCGAGTTCTTGTGCTCCTTCTGTCATATCACTAGATTCATATTTTGATAGTTCAGTCCAATCAACTGATTTTGGCATAGTCTTATTCATATCGTTATACTCCTTTTTTGAGCAATCCTGATAAGGTGCTTGTTTATAAGTGTGATCGCTGAATGGCAAAAATGAAACACCACTCATCCAATCAAAGTTCTTATATACCCATGCTCCAACATCCATCCATTCATTTTCTTTTACAGAAATAGTAACAGATGGTTTATGTTCACACCAGTGTTTCTGATATAGTAACCAATGCTCTAGTTGCTCAATGGCTGCCATATCAGTTCTAAATACTGCCGAATCATCTACTTTCATTGGGAATGAAAATACAGATGTATGGCTTGGATTCATGACATCATCCTCGATCGGAAAGCCTGCGTCAGCCATAAACTGAGTAAGTGGATCTTTCTTATCACCTCTAACGGTACGTATATAAAAAGGATTATGACGAGCATGAATACCACTAGCAGCATCGACAAGTTGAGAAACAGTACCAGATGGCTTAACGCATGTAATAGCTGCTGACTGAGGAATGCCAATTCGCTTAGCCCATTCTTCATTTGTCTTAACTGCATGTACTTTTAACTCTTCTAGAAGTTTATCTAGACCTTCTTTCTTACCATTGGTTAATTCGTTATCCATAATACCAGTAAGGGATACACCAAGCAGTCTTTCCTCTTCGCAGTTTTTCACCCAATGCTTTGAAACGTATTTGAAATTTGTAAGTGTAGATTGAAATGTACCTAAGATAGTGGCAAGCTCTACCTTATCCATAAGAGTCTTCTTAGTATCTCCTGCTCTTATAACAACCTCACTTAAGTTACAGAATTCTCTATCTCTTAGAATAATTTCTGAACATGGATTTGTTCCATACTCATGATCACCTACAACTCTGCGGCCATTCTTCTCTGCCATCTTATTTGCAGATGCTCTGTTAAAGATTCCTCTTTCACCAGACTTTGAATCATACAACGATTTCCATTCATCCATAAAGATACCAATGTCTGGTTTTTCGGTGTATGCTGCAGAATTATTTGCAAGTGCTCTTTGCCCATTGTCCTGCCACCATTGACCTGCTTTCGCATGTCTCATTCTATCATCACTTAGATTAGAAAGAGAAATAAGAGCAGATCTTCTTACTCCACCAACAACAACAATTTCTGCAATCTTACACACTACATCATGTGCTTCAATTGATGTAAGCTTTCGACCAGCAGCACCTCTAAAAGTTTCTACTGTAAACTGAAACAATCTTTCAAGAGGCTCAGGCCCTGAAGCTCTACCACCAAATGTTTTAAGAGGAGTTCCGGCAGGTCTTACTTTCGAAAGATCCCATGTAGGAATCTGACCTTGATACAACATAGCAATGATTTCTTTGAAAGCTTTAGCCCAACCAAGTTTGCTATCAGCTACAACAACAGTGGTTTCGGTCTCAAAGAATTCTTCTGCTACAATAGGAAGTTGACTAATGAATTGTCTTTCAACAGAAAAGCCTACACCAGTTCCATTCATAAGAACGTATAGGATTTCATCAAATGCTTGTACTCTATTAACAGCAACATAAGAACAATTATAGCCTGCAATATTCTCTCTTTTAAGTGCTTCACCGGCAGTCATAAGACAACGCATTGAAGGCATAACGCCTGTGCTGAGTACTGCATCTTGTAAATTATTTTTTACATCAGGCGGAATCTTAAACTTATGCATTTCTTCAAGATGCTCGTCAAAAAAATTAAAGTAACGTGAAACAGTCTCACCCCAATTTTCTCTACGACCTTCGTCCGGCAGCCACCGCGAATAACGTGACAAATGAATAAACTGTTGATATAGTGATGGTAGCTGATTTGACGACATACTTCTCCTCCTGCACAAGCGTCGGTCTTGCGCGGTAAATTGTTATTGTTTAAGATTATATTATACTATAGAATGCGATAAAAGTAAAGGACTATTTTAATTAAGTTCGAGCCTTTCCTCGAGATTTCTCAATAGCTCTTGAACCAAACCAAAATGAGATGATCGCAGCAAAGATAGCTTTAGTCTCATCGTCCCATAACAACTTAATCGCGTCACTGAATTCAACGCCCTTTGTGATTGCATCATTCAGCAAAGTAATCTCAATTGCTGCGAACAATCCAAAGAATGCATAAGTTATCACGGGCCTGACAGACTTTTGCAGACCAGACATAAACCCAGTACCTTTTGAAATGGCAATATCGTGTTCCATAAGACGCTGGTGTTCTTTGTCTGCACCCATAGTATCGTACATCTTCAAATCGAAATCCATGCCTTGCTGTCTTAGCTCAGCCATCATTCTCATTTTATCAAGCTCATGCTTGCGTTCATCTTTTCCTTTGAAGATGTCAGTTACTGCAGGTACGGCCGATCCTGCAAATCCAATTAGTGACCCTAGTATCGATAACATAATTAATCCTTTTTAATTTTCTTCATAACCCAGGTTTGAAATTTTTTCATATATGGTGGTTGTGGTACGTTCCACCCAATGAAAGCACCGACAACTAGAGCGATCCAGTGTGTCGTAATCCAAGTTAAAAATGTTGCCATTTATTTTTCCTCCATGTGAGCTCTAAATCTTTTTAAGAGCCTTGGCTGTGATTGATCTTTTAATCTTCTGTCAACTGCTACAACTTCTTCGTAGCCCGGGTACAACGGTTTCTTTTTCTTCTTTTTCTTAACAACAACTATACCGTCGTCCCCTGCACCTGCTACTGAGGTTGTGTTAGTTGCTGGTAACTCTTCTTTTATTTTCATAGCGCTACGTAATAATTCCAAGATCTATCTATCTCTTTTGTCCCAATCCACTTATCTTCATGTAATGTTTCTATAGGTTGTATGTTAAAAGCAATAGTTATTCTTGGCTCCTTCTTATTTTTCCAATCAGAAATGCGGTGCTGCATATCCCATGATTGTGAGATAAGCAACTGCCTGTTCCAATTTTCTACACGTCCACAGAGATCTTTAGTTTTCTGTGTACGATATTCGGCAAAGGTATCATTACAGTTTACTCCAACAACACCATGCCAGCAATTCTCTATGTGATCGTTCTGATGAGCATGCCACCCTAACGTATCTCCTGCTTTAGGCCAGTAGTTCAACCAACCTTGTATCCAGTAATCATATTTATCATCGCCGAGCTTTTCATAGAAGCTTTTTCGTATCTTTTTCTGCAAATTAAAGATACTTTTTTTAGTGTATGTAAAGAGATTATAGTAAGGAGCTGCTGCCGTACACATTGACGGATGCCCTGAATATTTTCTTAGCTCTTGTGGTCCGATGATATCATTCTCAATCTTCTTACTCAATTCAATGCAATCATGTTGAAGTTGCTTGATGTCTATATCAAGCATCTCTGTGTAATAAATCATTTATATAGTTCACTTATTGTTACATAGACCTTTTGGTTGGTTGGTTCGTGGGTGAGTTCATATACATCTACACCAAAGACTTCACCTTTAGGATAACAGTGAGGTTCTGCGATAAGAGTATCTTTAGGTTGAACCATTGGTTCAAATGTGCTTGTTACAATGGACTCGTTGTATATCTTATAACGACCCGGTGTAAGCATCTTGTCATCAAGCAAAAACCATTGTGAGCTTTCTGATAAGAAATCAAGAGGCTCAAATCCAACTTCTTCTGTGATCTTAAGAAGACCGTCTTCTTTGATTCCAAGTTCTTCTTTGATTAGTAGGAGAGCAGCTATGTAGGATCCTATTCGTGTTTTACCACCCGGAGCTAAACCAATAAATTTTTTACAATTAAAAACTAGTCTATGAAACGGCGTATATGCCGACTTCATCTCACTACCTTGGACTTTTACTTTCTTATCTCTCTTACCGTTCTCATCGATAATGCCTAATTCAAACGCTTTCGTCTTGTTAAAAGGTGTCACTAACAGTTTAAGAAACCTGAAAGTATAGACTAGATCTGCTGCTCTTTTTAATATGCTCATAGGTCTCTCAATTTATCTACGACTTTAGGATCCATAATGATATTTGTAAACTCTTCATTCGTAATATATTTGAGATATATCAAAAAAGGTTTTACAACTGGCCAGTGTCTTCCTTCAAGCTTAAGACCTAAGATCTTGACACCTGCCTCAATACCGAATACATTAAACACCACTATCAGGTGGTTCATAATTAAGCGTTCGGAAAGTTCTCCACCATCAAGGTATCGATTCACCAAACGCTTAATGTACTTAAATTTTTTTAAATCTTCTTCAAACTCATCGGAGCTCGCACCTAGTGGATTGTAATAATTCTTCGCTGCATAAAGAAGAAGATTTTTTTCAGTTAACTCATCAAACATAATTTAGCTTTCAATAAAGATTATTATACCTTTATCTATTCGCTAAGTAAATGCTCCTCGAGGTCCTGAACCATTGTGGCTTTACTGCCTTTAAGCTCGATGCCGTGTTGATTTCCTAGTTCTTGAAGTTCACTTTTAGAGTAATCTTCTAAACCTTTTTGATTAGCAGGTGCTTCGTTAAGTTGTTGAGGTGCTGGTTCTGGTGCAGACTCTACAACAAAGTCATTGCTATTTCCCCAAGCATCAACTTCTGCTTGTGGAATCTTTTGTGATTTAAGTAGTTCGCCTTTCGGGCTGACCCATCCTCTTACAGTAGGAATCGCGTCTTTCGCCCAAGCTGGTGGTGCAATAGCCATATTTTAATTCTCCTTCTTTTTCTTAAGTGGATTTTTATCACCCATGTTTGCTACTCTTCCTGCAGTAGGTGACTGTTTTACTTTATCAGATCCATCCTGCTTTTTCTCATCACGTCTTGGTTCTGGTGTTCCACCGTCATGATCTTTCCTCATCTTCTTAGCAGTAGGACTGTCTTTGGAATCCATAGGCTC